TACAGGCTGCTAGTTCAACTGATTATACTAACGTAGCTACATTGGACACATTAAACGTAAATGGTTTAGTGCAATCTAATGAAGATACTTATATTGGTGGTACTAAATATAGATTAGTGTTAACTGGTGTTGGTACTCAATCAACTAGGTACACGGCTTATTTTGTTGCTAAAAACGAATAAATGAAAGTGAGATTTATAAAATCTCCTTCAGGTTCGCCTCATTCCCTTGGATATTTTCAGGGGGATGAGGCAGAACTAAACGAGATTACTGCAAAGGAATTGATTAGGTTAGAAATAGCCATTGAAGTAAATGATAAGCCAAAAGAAATAGAGGCTAAAACAATCATTGAAAATACAAGTAGCACCAAACCAAAAAAAGCTATTAAGAGATGAAACCTTGGAGAGTAACCGTTGACCAAACAAATGAATTATGGACTTTATCCGAAGTCAAAAATTATTTAAAAGTTGAGGATTCAGCGGACGACTCTTTAATTACTACTATTATTAAAGGTGCTAGAGAAGCGGTTGAAGCTAGGCAAAATATTAGCACTTTAAATAAAACGATTGTACAAAGATTAGAAAGATTTCCATCTTCTTACAAAGTTGCTACTGATTACGAAAATGTAATTAAATTATTGGTTTATCCAGTAATTAGTGTTACTTCAATTACTTACTTAGACGAAAATGGGAATAGCCAAATATTACCACAAAATTTATACGAAGTTGATACATACAGAGGCATAATAGGTGAAGCAGTTGACGAGGACTTTCCAGATACTTATCTTTCATTGAATGATGTTACAATTACTTATGTGGCAGGATTTGGAACAAGCGCAACAAGCTGCCCAACTGATATTAGAATAGCTATTTTAAAAATGATAGCTAATATTTACGAGAATAGGACTGATAGTGTTTATAAAATGCCAACGGCTTCGGACGTAATGTTAAATCGACACAAATATGACTGGGTATAATAAGAATGAGGTTATTGGTAAAATGAGGGATAGGATTATCCTTCAAAATGTCACACGAACAAAAACATTAACGGGCTTTACAACCGAAGCATGGACGAATGTCGCTACCATTTGGGCTTATGTGGATAGTAAATTATCACGCTCAAATGAAACAGTAATTGAGGGTAAAAATACCGTTAAGAATGTTATTGAATTTACTATTAGGTATAATTCAAGTATTACCGAGGAATCAAGAGTTATTTTTAATAACAAAGTATATCAAGTAAAAAATTTAGCCGTAAGTCACGATAAGCGATTTATTGACTTTACTGGTTTTTATTTTGATAGCTACGCAACCGTTTAATTATGTTTATCAAACAAGCAAGGTTAGACAATCTTAGAAGACTTCAAGCCCAAACCCAAAAAAAGGTTACAAAAAAGGGTAGTTTACTTGCTATTTACAATCTTGCGGAGGCTGTAGTTGAACTTGATGACTTAATGAAGAAAATTACTATTGATAAAAGAAAAGAAATAGCAAAAGCAGCCGAACCAATAGCTTTAGCGGCTTATAAAAATCAAGTACCTATTTCAAAAAAGCAACATAAATATTATATTAAGGGCGAAGGCTTAGTTTACAATATTATGCCCGGTAACTTACAACGTTCTATTAAAATTATATCAGACGTAAAAAATTTAAAAAAAGCTACTTCCTCAATAGGGCCTTTATATCAACCACAAGGTAAAGGAGCTACATTAGGAAGCGAAGGTAAGACCGATGGTTTTTATGCGCACATGATTTACGGAAGTACAAAAGCATGGGTAAGGAAGGTAAAAAACAAAGCTGAAAGGGCTAGTCAAATGGCTGTTATTCAAAAGATGTCGCAAGAAGCAATAAGGGTAGCAAAAGAATACCCGCGTAAATTCTGGGAAATATGATAGGTAAACTAATATATTCAAGATTGTCAACTGCTTCAAATATTACTGCCATTATTAGCACTAATATCTACCCAGATATTACGCCTCAAAATGTTGATTATCCATTTATTGTTTATTCTATTATTGATTCAAATCCAGTTGATTTTAAAGACGGACAAAGTAATTTAGAAGAAATTGATTTGCAAATAGACGTATATACCCAAAATTACGACACTACCCAAAACCTATCTAATTTAATTAGGAATAGATTGGACAGATTTGTTGGTACGCTTGAGGGTGTTGAGGTGCAAACTATAAAATATGTTAGGCAAAGTTCACAGGTATTTAATGCAGAACTTTCTGTCTATTGGGTTAGTATTGATTTTATGATAAAAATGAAAAGATAATATGAAACTAAGGCTTTTAAAAGAATGGAATGGAAAACAACCGGGTAACACTGGCGTTTTTCTTTCGGAATATGGAGAACAAATGATTAAGGATGGCATAGCAGAACTACTTGATAATGATTTTGTAGTGGAAGATATGCCTAAAAAAGAGGAAGTAAAACAAGATCCTATTTACATTCCAGTATTTGTTAATCCAGAACATTTCCAAAACGAAGAAGAAAATATTACTAAACCAAAAAATAAATAAAAATGGCAACTACTGGCATAATTAATGGTACGTTGATGCGACTATACAAAGATAGTACTGCTATCGGTTACGCAACTTCTTGCCAAATGAATATTTCATCTGCTATGCGCGAAATTCTGACAAAGGATTCTGCGGCTGGAGGATGGAGAGAAGTAAAGAAAGGACAACTTTCTGGAACACTATCTACGGAGGCGTTATATGCGGGCCCGGGCGATGCTTCAACGAACTATTTGTTTGATGACTTATTTGCCGACCTTATAGCAGGTACTGCATTGACCATTAAATTTACTACCGACGTTGTGGGCGATAATATTTTTACAATGAGTGCCATTTGTACATCATTAGACTTAAACGCTGGTGTGGAAGAGAATGTTAGCTATTCAGCATCATTCGAAGTTACGGGAGCTATTGTGAAAACTACTAAAGCATAATTTTAAAAATTACCTAAAATGAAAACAATAAAAATAGCTAATGCGGACATTCCAATTAAATTTGGTATGTTCGTTTTAGGTACATTTTTAAGGGAAAGGAAACTTAAATTAAGTGACCTTTCCCTCCTTGGCGAAGATCTTCTTTTAGCTCTTGAGCTTGCTTTTGCAGGCGTTCAACAAGGTTACAAAGCTAAAGGAGAAAAATGTCCTTACGATTTACAATCCTTTTGCGATTTGGTCGATACTGATATGGGTGGCATCACTCGTATAATGGAAATGATTTCAAACGAGATTTCACCTCCTGAAGATGATACCCAAAAAAACGTAGTGGCGAAGGCGGAGAACTCACACTTGAATACATCGAACGCTTTTGTTTCGGAGTTTTAAGATTTCCTCCTTCGCAATACAATGATATGAGTTTTAGAGAGGTTGTTATGGCTATGCAAGGTTATAACAATTTCTTTGAACAACAGGAACAAACACATTGGGAACGATTAAGATGGCAAACAACACTTTTACTAAATGTTCATACGGCAAAAGGAAAGAGTTTAAAACCAAAAGACTTAATCGAGTTTCCGTGGGAGAATCCTACTAAAAAAGAAACTAAAAGAAGTTTGACAAATAATGACAAGTCAATATTTGACAAATGGGATAAAGAAGCATAAATGGCAATAGGTAAACTACTTTTAAAGCTGGGGATTGATACCACTAATCTCGACAAAGAGTTAGGTAAGGTAGAAAAATCTATGACTAGATTTGGACAAAATATGTCTAATCTTGGTAGTACTTTAACCCAGTCATTAACATTACCTATTATCGGTGTAGGTGCGGCTGCTTTAAAATCTTTTGCAGATATGGAAAAACTGCAAAATGGTTTAATTGCCATTATGGGAAGTAGTGAAGGAGCTGCCATTGAATTAGAAAAACTACGAAAGGTTGCTGAAAACCCTGGTCTTGCTTTGCCCGAAGTGGTTAAGGCTTCGGCTTCATTACAAAGCGTAGGAATGAGTGCTGATGCTGCAAGGGAAACTATTACACAATTTGGTAATGCTGTAGCAAGGGCAGGAGGTGGAGCGGAACAATTCGATGGTGTAGTATTGGCTTTATCTCAAATAAGTGCAGTTGGAAAAGTTACGCAAGAAGATCTTAATCAGATAAAAGAAAGGCTTCCAGAGTTTGCGCGTGTAATGAAAGAGGAGTTTGGCGTAGTGACTGCTGAAGGAATAAGAGAATTGGGAATAAGTAGCGAAGAATTTATACAAAGGTCTGTAGGTGCTTTAAGTAATTTAGAACGAGCCAATGGAGGCTTAGGTAATGCTTTTGATAACCTTAAAGATAACGTTACAAATAGTTTAGCAGAACTTGGAAAAGCTATTAATAGTAGTTTAAATTTAGAGGCAGTTTTCACTGTTTTATCTGAAAAGATAAACTATTTAGTAGAGGGTTTTAAAGGTCTTAATCCTGCAACTCAAGAATTTATAGTAAAAACTGGTTTAATTGTGGCAGCTATTGGGCCCGCAATATTTATAGTAGGTAAATTAATTACCACGTTTGGCGCACTTGCTGGAACAATAAGATTAATAAGAACTACTATTATTTTAATGAGTACTGCTATATCTTCGGCTTTTGCTTCTATTCTCGCTAATCCTGTTATACTTGCGGTTGTTACTGCCATAGCTGCCGTTGGTGCCATTGCTTTATACGTTTACGACAACTGGAAGGCATTTAGCGATAATTTTAAAAATATTTGGATAAATATCAAAAACTCCGTCATGCAGGGAGTAACTTTTGTATTAGGCAAATTAGATAGTTTACAAAAGGCATTAGGTTTAGATTTATTTGATTTATCTGGTATGACCAAATACCAAGAAGAACAAAGAATAGTTGCAGCGGAATTTAAAACAATAGGTGAAACAGTCGATAGTCTTAAAGGTAAATTCAAAAGTTTATTTACCGCTACGGCTAAACCAACAACAGGAGGCGGTAATGTAGTGCCAACAGATGCAACGGAATCTGCAATTACATCTACAGGCGGAGGCATGGGAGGTGGTAGTACAAGTCCTGTAGCTGCGATAACCGCAGAAACTACAGGCATAACAAATATGCTGCCTACTTTAGATTTACTATCTACAAAATTAGTTAGCGCAGCAGCAAATAATCAAAGATTAAAAGAAACTAACGAAGATGTTAAGAACTCATTTATAGCAGTTGAGGCTCAAATGATGAGTTTTGGCAATACCCTTACGTCCGCACTTACAGCCGCAGTTGATGCGTTTAGTAATTTAGCCGTACAAGGTGAAACGGATATGAAAAAGATGGCAAGTGCTGCTTTACAGGCTGCAAGGCAAATAGTTTCAGCCTATATAAAGGAAGGTGTTGCTGGTATTGTAAGAAATATATTAGCAGGCCCAACGGGAAAAGCATTGGGGCCTTTTGCCATTGCAGTTGCCGGTGCTGCTGGTGCTGGTGCATCTGTTTTATTTAATACTTTGTTAAACAAAGTATCTGCTCCAAAGTTAGCTACAGGAGGTTTAGCAACAGGGCCAACAATGGCATTAGTAGGAGATAATAGAAACGCAAGGGTTGACCCAGAGGTTATAGCACCTTTATCAAAGTTAAAAAGCATGATGGGTGATATGGGAATAGGTGGTAGCTTGGAAACAAGGATAAGCGGAAACGATTTGATAATATTGTTAAACCGATCTCAAAAGGGATTAAGTAGAATACAATAATGGCTGTAAGGTTTGAAACGACTGTATATAATGAGAAAGGTAGGAAGATTAATGTTGCTATAAAAGACAATGTTTTTTCGGGAATGACTTATTCATTTGATACCGTTGGTTTGCAATTACAATACGATAGCGAAAGCCAGCAAGGAGCGGAAAGATTTACACCTATTATTGGCTCTCGTTGTTCATTGTCTTTATTGATAAATAGCAATGATTTACAAACATTATTACTTGATATTGGATTAGCTATTGAGGGTAGATTTACCATGCAGCTCACAGCCTACGAGGATGACAATACTACTATTTCATTTAGGTGGTATGGTTACATAGTTACAGACTTAGTAGAATTTGAAGACATACCTTTATCTATTGGTTATGTTGCTCAAATATCTGCCATTGATGGATTAGGATGGCTTAAAACATTGGAT